GCCTCGGCAACATTCAATTTTATGCCATATCCAGGTGAAAATATCTTGAATGTAAAAATACCAGTTGAGCTACCTTCAACCCCAGGTGTTGTTTGTACGGTGGTTCAGCCAACATTATATGATGAGATGATAGCAATCAAAACACAAGCACCTGCAGTTGATTCTAATTTGGATGTTATTACTGAAACATTAATCATTGAAAAGTTTCAGCAAAATCCAGAGGATGGAGACATTATAGTTTATAAAGAAAAGGGTGAAGTTATTGATGCATATATGTCTTTACCAGCAAGAGATAAAAGAGTTATTCATAAGAAATATCGGGACGAATTAGGACAATACGGAATCGCATTAAAAATGAAAAGTCAGTGCCCTCATTGTAATGTAGAAGAAGATATTGATCTCGATTTAGTATCGAACTTTTTTCGCATGGTGTTTACAGTCTAATCATATAAATAAGTATAGAGATACAATTGAGTCTGATATATTTGCATGTATGGAAATGTGTAAATCTGCATATACGTCTGTAATTGAAATGCCGATAAAAAGATTTTACAATTATTTAAAATGGAAAATTAATCTTGAAGAAGATAAGAAAAAAATGATAAATGAAGAGATGACTAAAAAGGGATAAAAAATGGCTAATTTACTTGATCGTTTCAAAACTGAAGTAATTGGTTCTGCTGATATCATCTATGATTATCTTTCATATATTGCCCCCAGTGGAGATTTCAAGAGAATCGATAAACTCAATGTTATTCTAAATTCATGGAATAATATATTGTTAACTCCACGGGGTACATATTTACATGATCCTGAGTTTGGTAGTGATTTATATAAATATGTATTTGAACCTTCAGATGATATATCAATTGATGGTATTAAAAATGAAGTCGCTAATCGTATAGCTATGTATGATGATAGAGCTATAATAGAAGACATAGAAGTTAACGTTCAATCTAATGGTAAGAGAATTAACGTAATATTATATGTAAATTATAAAGGAGAGAAAGGCATATTAGATGTAAAATTTGATGATGTAACCTTTGCTGATTTCTTAACGAGGACCGCAGACTAATGTCCACACAAAAATTTACTTTAATATACGATTACATTCATGAATATCAACAACTGATATATGACTTTTATAGCAAAGATGTCGTTGCTTATTTAACAACATATTATCATATTGATACTGAAGAAACTGTTTGGGAAGATGAGCATGTAATGGGCGGTTCATATGATAGAGTTGGAGAATTTTCGGGTATAAGATGGACAAAAATTCTTCTATTACCTGTATATTATATTGAGGACGTTGTAACAGCATTTGATGGGCAAGAAATTGGTTATGTTAAATCAAATGAAACGAGTTTTGTTATACCAAGTACATATAATTTTACACCCTTACCAAATGATAAAATTAAATTAGAGCAGGCATATTTAAGACCTATAAATGATACATATCCAATATTTAATGTATCTGGAGTTGAAAAATCTGTTAATACAGATAAAACATTTTGGAAATTAAAAGTTGAAGTTGAACAGAGTGTAACTGAAAATGACCTCAATGCTCAGGTTTCAAATACGTATGCTTTCTATGAATATGATAAAAATATTCATGAACTTGATGATGCAGAATATTTAACAAAACTTTTAACAAAAAATGAAATTCTTAGAAATCGTTGCAAGCGTGATTTATTTGATTCGAACAGCGGTTTCTATTTAGTATAAAGGTAATATACATATGACTAATACAGTATCACAAACAGTATATAATTCTAGAGAAGAAAATAGAAATTTAATTATTCAAGAATTAAAGAAATATCTAGAATTGGAAAATGTTGATCTTACGAAATCGTCATTTCTATCTTTTATCGTAGAAGCTTTGGGCACACTTACCAGCAATTTGATGTTTTATCAAACATCTATTTATCGTGAATTCTTTCTTACCAAAGCACAATTACCTGAATCAATTTATAATCTATCAGCTTTCTTAGGGTATGAAGCTGGTTTGGCGAATTATGCAAATGTTGATGTTTTGTTTGAAATGCCATTTGGATTTGCAGATCCTATTACTACTTTTATTTTACCTGAAGGGTTTCAAGTTAAAGCTAATAATATTGTCTTTAATACATATTACAAAACAACAATAACAATTACTAATAATTCATCTGTAAAAATAATAGCACAAGAAGGGTCAAAAATATTTGATATACCACATATTTCAGATAATGAAAAGTTTTCATTTGCTTTAAATGTAAGACAATTGACAAATGACATTCAGGAATTTCAAGTTGCAAGCGATTTACAAGTATATCAATTTTATAATATAGATGTGAATTTTAATAATAAACTTGCAAATGTTATAATTAATATTAGGGAACCAAATCAAACAGGATATGATTTATACACCGAGTATAGCAGTTTATATTTAATGGACGAAAATACAAAAGGATATGTGCTAAGACGAACTGATGCCGGTATTAATCTATCATTTGGTAATGGTATCATTGGATATCAACCACCTGCCGGCAGTACGATCAGTGCGACCCTGACGCTAACAGAAGGTGGAAATGGAAATATAATTTCTGGTTCAATTAAATCAGGTGACAGAATCTATAATGAAACCGATGCTGGTATTACAGAATTAGTAAGTTATACAGTAGTAAATGTAATGGGTGCATTAGGTGGAGTAGATGAAGAAGGAGTTGAAGAGGTAAGACGTAATGCTATTGCTAATATTGCTGCATTGGAAAGAACTGTCACAGAACAAGATTATATTGATTCTAATATTATTATTGATGATTCTCCTATCGGTCCTAATTCGTTACCTGTGTTAAAACGATCTGATATAAAAGTGAATGAGATATCGTTATTTAACACTTTAATTTATCATGATTTAGTTGTACCGACGAGAAATGTTTTTAAGGAATTTACTACTGAAATAGTTCCAAAGCAAACAATTATAGATGTCAATGGAGTTGATTTTTATACATTATTTGATATGATCATCGAGCCTTTAAATACAGTGGCTGATTATAATTATGTAATGATTCAAATTGAACAAATACCTATATTAATTACTAGTTTTAATTCTGACTATGGTTTATATGCAGATAATTTAGTTGTTAATACATCAGGTATATCACAAGCAACATATAAATTAAAATATAATACTACCGAATCTGATTCAGATAATGTCAGTGCAACTATGCATATTTTACAAACAGGTCAAGATTATGTTATGACTAATGATTCTTCTGCAAATCAATTTATAATAACATTTCCAGATTATACAGTTATTGCTGAAGGTGAATTAATATATTATTTTACTTTACAACATCCGATAGAAGGTCTTATCGGTAGATATCAAAATACATTTACTTTAAGACAATCATTAGAAAACCATACACGATCAAATGTAGTTATGGACGATTCTACAACATACACTGTATATGATATCCCATGTATTGAAAAAGAATATTATGATTCAGTGGATCAAAGAGAATTTGAATCGAGCGTGATGCAGAAGTTTTTATCAACCCTTACGTTTCAAGATTATAAAATGATGACTGATTTTGTAAATATAAAATTAGGTAATACAACTGGTCGTTTACAAAATATGCAATTAAATGATGTAAATATACTACCGGTCGATGATTTTAAATCTAATCCAAATGGTGTTTGTGCTCCTGCTTCTGGTAATCAATGTGTTGTAAATAGTAGATATATTGTATTGAATGGAACTGGTGCATTTGAAGGTCATGATAATGATATAGCTGAATGTGTATATTTAAATTCCGATTCTACATCATCAATTGATGCAACTGCAGTTACTTGGTATTTTACAACTCCTAATACCGATGATATTGTATATATTACAAACAAAGGTTATAAATATATTTATGGAGCTGGTGGTTGGATACTTCCTAATTATATGATTCCATTACAAATAAAGTTGGATGTATTTCAAACAAAAACATATACAGGATCTATATCAACTCTTGCAACTGATGTGAGGGAAACCCTTGTTGCTGCGTTCCAAGATCGGTTCGGCATTGAGGTAGATATATATAGATCAGAAATTATTGATATTATCCAAGGAATAGATGGTGTTGATCATTGTAGATTACTCGCTCCAGAATCTAATATTTTCTTTAATTTTGATTTGATCAATTTAACACAAGATCAATTATTGGA